AGCTTGTACAAGGTGGTGGCGGCGACCGGGAAGAAGCACGGCGGGACGTGGGACATCATCATCGGGGACGAGCTGTGGGCCTTGTCGGAGGCAACCATTTTCGGGGCGTTGCGTCCCAGCCAGATTGCGGTGCCAAGCCCGCTCATGTACCTGACATCTACGGCGGGGGACGAATCCTCCAAAGCGTTTCTGAAGCTGCGGGAACAGGCGCTCGGCCTGATCGACGCAGGCACCCCCGGTGACCTGTTCATGGCGGAATGGTCGCTCCCTACCGGGGTAGACCCGATGGCGGAGGAATACTGGGGGTACGCCAACCCAAGCCTGGGGCGCACCATCAGCTTGAAAGGGTTGCGGTCCGCGGCGGCAGCCCCCGACCGCGGCGAGTTCCTCAGGGCGCACTGCAACCTGTGGGTGGCAGCAGCGGCATCGTGGATGCCTCCCGGACGGTGGGCCAAAGCCATCAGCGACAACACCCAGGCTGTGGGGGCGTCATGGCTGGTTGTTGACTCCGCGCTCGACGACTCCAAATACGTTGGCATTTGGTCCCGCCTCAACGACGCTGGCGAGGTGGTCAACTCGGTCAGGTTCACTACGGAATCCAACGCCGAAATGTGGACCCACATAGCAACCTGCCTGGACGCTGACCCGCAGCTCCGCCTTGCCATCACCCCAGGGCTCGAGATTCACACCCCGGACAAGTACCGGGACCGCACCGAGGTATGGGGCTACGGCGAACTGGTCAAGTACACGGGGCTGGTCCGGTCCCTGATCCTAGAAGGGAAGGTGCTGCACGACGGCGGCGAAATGCTTGCCGAGCACGTCAACCGTGCCGTGCTGGTCAAGGGACAGAATGGGCAACCCGTGTTGTCATCGCAGCGGTCCCCTGGCCCGATCGAGTGTGCCCGGTGCCTAGTCATCGGGTCGGCGTTGGTGTCACGCCCCGGCAACCGAGGAAAGGCCGCTATCGGGTTCGGCTAAAAAGTAGTTGCAAATGCAACACCCCATGGTTACAGTACTTTGCGGATGGGTATCTTTTCGCGCAAGGTAGAGTTGCAGGCCGCGCCCGACAAACTGTCGAAGGCTGCCATCGGCATCGGTGGCGTCAACAACTACTTGTCATACACGGTCGGCACCCCCGAGCTGAACGCCCTTACCAACCCGACTATTGGGCGGTCCCGCGATCTTCTCGCCGCCATGATTGGCAGCCTCGAGCTGAAGCATTACTCCAAGGTGTGGAACGGCGACGGCTACGACGAAATCTACCTCCCGCTCGAGCCGTGGATGGAAAACCCAGACCCGAAGAACACCCGCACGTTCTTCATGGCGAACATCTTCTCGGATTTGTTTTTCGCGGGTCGCGCTTTCGCTTATGTAACCACCCGCTATTCGACTGGGCTTCCCGCCTCCCTGACCTGGCTCCCGGCAGCGAACGTGCAAACCCCAAACATGGTCGGCCCCCAATTTTTCGGACCTGCCGACGAGATCGAGTTTAACGGGCTGGAAGTTGACCCCGCCAACGTCGTGCAATTCGTTTCCCCCATCATGGGAATCATCTACTCAGGAGCGCGAGCAATCAACATCGCCCTGCACCTGGATCAAGCAGCGGATCGTTACGCCGAACTGGAAACACCCCCCGGGTATCTTCAGATTGTCTCCGGTGAGGAACACTCAGCCGAAGATTTGTCGGACCTGTCCGGTGCGTGGCAGGCGGGGCGCCGCAAGCGCGCCATCGGCGCCCTCGAGCGTCACGTCAAGTTCGTGGAATACGACAACGACCCCGGGCAGGTTGTTGCGCAGCTGCGCTCCGATCAGGCACTCGACCTGGCAAGGCTGTGCAACATTCCCGCCTACATGGTGTCCGCCCCCACCAAGGGCGCATCCATGACGTACCAGAACGCACAGCAGGCCCGCCAAGACCTGTATCTGTTCGGTGCCAAACCATTTATTGACTGCATCGAGCAGACGCTCAGCATGGCAATGCTCCCCCGGGGCCGCTACGTCGAGTTCGACCTCGACTCATACCTGGGTGAGAACGACATGGGCACCCCGAGCAGCCCGAACACCCCCGACCTAGAGGATTCAGCAGCATGATCCGTTTCGTAGCATCCCCCGTCACCCTCGACGCAGCCGAAGGCGAGGACGCACCCCGCACCATCACCGGCGTTGCGGTCCCGTGGGACATTCCCGCCACCGTGTCAAGCGGTGAGCGCATCGCGTTCAAGCGTGGCGCATTCGACGTCAACGGCAAACCCGCCAAACTGCTCGAGGGGCACGACATGACGCAGCTCCGGGGCGTCGTCACCGAATTGGCGGACGCAGACGAGGGGCTGCTGTTCACCGCAAGATTTGCCAAGACCCGCGCAGCCGACGACGCCGTCGAGCTGGTCAAGGCAGGAGCCTACGACTCGGTCAGCGTCGGTGCTGTCCCGGTCAAATGGAAGTTCGACAAGGCCGGAACCATGGTCGTGTCGAAAGCCGACCTGGTGGAAATCAGCCTGGTCGCGCAACCCGCATTCAAGGATGCGGTCATCACAGAAATCGCAGCCTCCGCCCAGGAGGATGACGAGTCCACCCCCAACGATTCCGAGGAGGAAATCGTGTCCGAAAACACCATCGAGACGCCCGCGGTCGAGGCCGCCGTCGTCCCCACCACCCCCATCTACGCCGCGGCCCGCCGCGAGTTCGTGATGCCGTCCGCCGCCGAGTACATCTCAAAGTTCCTTGTCGGTGGGTCCGAGTGGCAGGAGTTCGCTTCCAAGCTGAACGCCGCAGCCCCGGATGTCGTCACGACCGACACCCCCGGCGTCCTGCCGAAGCCCATCGTGCAGCCCGTGTACAACTCGCTGCGTGGCATCCGCCCCGTCATCGACGCCATCGGCACCAAGGCAATGCCCGCATCCGGCAAGGTGTTCATCCGTCCCGAGGTCACCACGCACACCACGATCGGTGCTTCCAACGGCGAGAACGTCGCCCTCGACTCCGGCACGTTCGTCGTGTCCGAGAACCAGGTGACGAAGGGCGTCTACGGCGGCTACGTCAAGGTGTCCGAGGAGACAATCGACTGGTCGCAGCCCGAAATCGTGTCGCTCATCCTCGACGACATGGCCCGCGCCTACGCCCAGGCAACCGACAACGTCGCAGCTGACAACCTGGTCTCCGGTGCTTCAACGACCACGAACTTCACCGTGGCGAGCATCACCGACCCGGCAGAGTGGGCCCGCTGGATGTACACCGCCGCCGAGTCCATCCTCAGCGCCACCAAGTACCTCCCGTCGCACCTGTTCCTCTCCGCCAACATGTGGCGCGCACTCGGCCTCCTGGTCGACTCGTCCGACCGTCCGCTGTTCCCGCAGGTCGGCCCGATGAACGCATTCGGCGCCATGAACCCGGCAGGCACCCAGGCATCGGCGTTCGGTCTCACCGTCGTCGTCGACGCCAACTTCGCCGATGACACCGTCATCGTCGGCGTCCCGGACGGCTACGAAATCTTCGAGCAGCAGAAGGGCGCCATCAGCGCCGAAGCCAACGATGGCTCTCTGTCCCGCACGATCGCGTTCCGGGGTTACCTTGCCACCCTCATGATCGAGTCGGCGAAGTTCCGCAAGGCCGCTTTCGTCTGAGTCGCACGGCACCGAGGGTCTGAACGGTCATGGCTGTCTACACGGTCACACACGGCATCCATCTGGACGGCGTCAGCGCCGTTCAGACCCTCACGTCCGTCGACAACGTCCGCCTGGGTGACTCGGTCACCGTCGCAGGTGCAGGCGCCAAGTTCAACGCCACCGCCGCCATCATCTCGGTCGAACCGTACGCCTACACAGGCAAAGACGATGACGGCTACCTCCAGTTTGACTACGACGACCCGCGGCCCAACCAGGTGCTGTACGAAGTCGCCGGGCAAACGGACGACGACGGCTACTACGAACTCGACGGCACCCTCACCTACACGGCAACCGTCACCTGGGTCGTCGACGCCGATGTCACCGCCTGGCTGGGTATCAGCTCTGCCACCGCGAACGACACCGCGTTCATCACGACGTGCACAGCCGCAGCAAACGCATGGTGCTACCGGAAGCGGAAGGAGGCGGGCTACACGGACGCCACAAACACGTCCCCATCCGCCGACGTCAAGCTCGGAACCATCATGTACGCTGCCACCCTGTACCGGGAACGCGGATCCGTGGACTCGTTCGCTTCGTTTGACGGCATGGGCTCCCTGCCCATTCCGGCAACCCTGGGACGAATCATGCAGCTTTTGGGGTGCGGACGCGCACAGGTGGCATAAATGGCGGCAACAGGCATCCTCGCCGAAGCCATCGCAGCCGTTTCCGCTGACCTGACCGGGCTCGGCTACAAGGTCGTCACAGACCCCCGAAACGCCCGCCCGCTTACCGTGTTCCTCGAGCTGCCGACAATGGATGCGTTCACCTACAACGTCGGCGACATTCGTGTCAGGGCCCGCATCCTGGCACCGCCACCCGGCAACCAGGACGCCACAGACTGGCTCATCACCCAAGTCGACACCATCATGGCGTCAGACATCGCCGTAACCAACGGCAGCCCCGGCTACGCCTCCTACGGCGGGCAGGAAATCCCCACCTACGACCTCACAATCGCCGTCGCAGTACGGCGCAACTAACCAAAGGAAAACCAATGGCAACCACCACATTCCTCGGCGGTCCCGCAGTTCTGACCATCGGAGGCACCGATTTCGCGGATCAGTGCACCGAGTTCTCATGCGAACTGGGCTTCGACCCCCTCGAGATCACAGCGTTCGGCGACACGGGCCACAAGATGGAAAAGGGCCTCCAAAGCGTGTCCGGCAGCGCAACCCTGTTCGCGTCGTACGGCGCCACCGAGGTCGAGGGCATCCTCGCCGACATCGTCGGGGACGGCACCACCACCATCGTGTTCAAGAAGGGTTCCGGCGCCATCGCAGCCGACAACCCGGAAATCACCATCAGCAACACGATGCTCTCGGTCGTCCCGTACGCCTACACTGTCGGCGAGATGCAGACCTTCCAGATCAGCTGGGAGGGCGGCACCTGGGTGCGGGACGTCACCCCGTAACCAGCCAACCGAAAGGGGTACCCCATGATTATCAGAGTCACACCCGTCGACGGTGACCCGTACGAGGTCAGCACCAACCTGTTTGTGCTGGTCGCGTGGGAACGCAAATACAAGCGCAAAGCCTCCGACCTTGCCACCGGGGGCGTCGGCATCGAGGACCTGGCGTTCATGGCGTACGAATCCTGCAAGGTGCACGGCGTCACCATCCCGCCCATCTTCGATGACTACATCCGCAAAATGCAGCACATCGAGGTGGTCGGGCAGGAACCCGAAAACCCTACGGACGAGGCTCCTACCGTTTCGCACTAGCTGTAATGCTGGTCGCAACAGGGTATTGGCCTCCACACATACCGTTCGACGAGGCAGACCTCGCCACGGTGCTAAAAATCCTCAAGGACCAAAACAAGAAATGACAGCATCCGCCAACATAGA